ACCGATGAGAAGCATTTGGACGAAAACACGGAGGCCCGAGCGTACTGGCACTACGGCTATGCGATTGCTTTAAAAGACCTTCTGAATATTTCATCCCCACCCAATAAAGAAACGATCTCAGGCGCACGCGATGGGAGGGATTAGGATGAAACGATTACTGATCGCCCTTTTGATGTTCTCAACTCCCGTAAATGCTGATGATCGTTCGTACGCCAAAGACGAAGACGCTTGCCTAGAATCCCTGATCGACTATCCGGGTTCTGGCACCGGCCTTTTCACAGGCGGCATGGTCAAGGGGTTCTATTACACCATTCATATAACGAGAACGCCTGAATACGACGAAGACGATGCAACACTGAAACGTGAGGCTGAAAGTCTGCGCTTGAAGCTTAAAAATATCGAAGAGGAACTGGCGAAATGACCACCACACAGAAAATCTCAGCAGCCGGGAGGGTGGAAGAATGATTGAGATTATGATTATAGCGGTATGCCTTTTTGTGTTCCTAACTGGCATTGCAGCCTTCGGAGGTAATGGGGGTGGAAGCTGGTGTGCGTCTAAAGAATCTATAGATTTTACAACCGCGCTTATGAAACGGGCCGGGAACGACTACGAGATTTTTTACCGGGCTTTGCGTGAAGCTCCCGACACTAAGAATGGTCTGGAACAGTACGTTGATAAGCTTGTCGCGGAGAAGTCTATCATGACACAAACAGAGCAAGGAAAGCAGGGATGAAAAAGAAGCCCCGAAGGGCTTTTAAGTTTGGGACTCATAAGTCCAGAATAGCCTGAAATCGTTAACAAATCGCTAATACGGCCCCGATAGCTGCGCCCTGCGCCCACTCAGCCGGGCCCCAATCGCCTTTATTGTATTTGACGCACAGCCAGTACCAGAGCGGGAAGGTCGCGCCCGCGAGGATAAAAGCCGGGTTCCATGCCCCCAAGGCGATGCAGGAGCCTAAAAACACGCCCCGCTGCAGGGCAGGCTTCCAATTTCCGTCCCTGAGCGCGTCAACCTTGTCCCCTATGTCGGGAGCCCACCCTGCCCACCAGCCTAGCCCAGCGCCAAGGGCAAGCGGCCAGGGCATGAAGAACGCGCATAGGGCCGCAAAGGCCACAGGCGAGGCGATATCGCCGTCCAGATAGCGGTCCAGCCACGGGAGGCGCTTTCGGACCCATTCCCGGTAAAAGGTCGGGCCACCGCCGTGGAGTCTTCCAGCAAGTGCGCAAAGGGGGATTGCTAAGGCTTCCATCCACATGAATTTTCTCCTGCCTCGTTATGATTTAAAATTTGGCTAACTAGGGAATCGGAAATTACATCAATATCAATCGTCGTTGGCCGGATCGGCCTGAACGTCTGGCACAGACCATTTGCCGAGCAGCCTGCGACGAGCAATAGGGCCAAGCTTAGAATTATCGTCCTCGATTTTACCCCGGTCATTTGCGGCCTCCAGTTGGTTTTTTAACTGCTTTGTTTTTTCTGAGTTTCTTCCTGAAAAGAACCCAGCGGCGAATAAGCCGAGAAAGGACACGATAGGAAGGATAAAGCCTTTTATCGCATTCCATATCATTGGGGTTTAAAAATCGGGCTTGTTGTGATGAAACGAAATATTTTGCCTCCTGTGGCAATTACGATCATGATTGCCCCCGTTAGCTTTACTACATTCGCCGTACATTCGTCTGAAACGATCTGGGCGTTCTCAGGCGCATTGCACATAATAGGCATGAGGATGTTCTGGATATTTGCCGATTCTAGGATTGTGAAAACCCCCAGAGCAGACACCGATATAAAATATATGAATGTTTTCCAGCCTTGCATTTTACTTCTCCCTTTGTTTAATATACTACTTTAAAGACTCGATTGCACTTACGAAATCATTTACCCGCACTGGGGTCTGCTTGGCCCACAAGCTTGCCCTTATATTAGAAATTGCTTGATCGAATTTATGCTCTACAAGCAATCGGTAGCTATTCTTGAACTTCTGAGTAAAATCCCCAAGCTGGAAATTAACCGAAATCAAAGCCGCGAGAAACGCAGGGGTTAACTTGTTAATCTCTTTCCATTGCTTCAGGGCTTTTTTAAGGGCCTCTTCTGTATCCTGTACGAAGTAAATATCGACCTGAATATCGGATATTCTATCGCCAACATGCAGTCGGTCATCCGGTTTAACAAGGTGTCCTATGCCTACGGTAGGCTTTCCTAGAGTATCACGGTAAACAGTGTTTTTCTTGCCCTCGCGCAGAATCGCGTGTTCTTTCCAGATTTTCTTTGCTTCTTCAATAGCGGTCATTCATCTACTTTTTCTTCGTCGGAATATCCCCGATCTGATCCCGCATTTGCTGAAGCGTGTCGATTGTCCATTTCTGGTTTTCCTCAATCCTAGCAAGGGAGACTACGCTTGTGTTTTGCGTTAAGGTCATGGCTGTGACGGCAGAGGTCAGGTTTGCTATCTGCTCACTCTGAGCCTTGTCAGTTGCGTCTTTGTTCGCCGCCCAAGTCGCAGATACCCAAACATTGCCAAACATTAAAGCTGCCAACGAGAGGATGAATTTTTTATCTGTGTGCCAAGACATTTTATAACTCGTACATAATGTTAATTTTACCAGCGTCAAACGTGTCGGTCCCGCCGACAGTTGTAATTCTAACTCTATCCAAAACAGCCGAGAGAGATTTGCTCCCCCCGCCCGTGTTAGACTGGTCGGCAGAACTGGTCCCGAGATTTACTGATGCTGTCCATGTAAACGTACTGGAATCTGCGAGACATAAAACAGCTTGGCCGTGAAGAACGACCGTATCGCCGTGCGCCCCGGTTAAGCCGTAGCCAGTTGTGAAGGTTGTTACTGTGCTGCTGCTGTCGGTATTCAAGCACGCCGCGCCGAGATAACCAGTTGCTTCAATGCCCCCCGCGTCTCCGATTTGAACCATAAGGTCAGACGTTCCACTTGTGGAAACGCCGACAAAATTAATGGTTATTCTCTTTACTCCGGCAGGGAGGGAGTCGAAATCAATAGATGTTCCTGAGGTCGAGGCTTGCGGAGTTCCTTGAACAATGTTGTCTGCGTAAGATCCCGCCCCGTTTAAAAATTGACCTGTAGTCCCGGCAGCGCTCAAGGTTACGCTGTTGACTGACTTGTTTGTCAGGGCTTCGCTTCCTGCAAGGGTCGCAAGGGTTCCCGTAGCACCCGGCAGCGTGATTGTTGCATCCGCAGCCAAAGAAGCCGGGGCTGTAACGGTGGCCTTATTTGAACCGTTGTCGGTGTCCTCGAAAAACTGCAAAGACGCAGAGCCGGAAGCCGAAGCAGGGGTCCATTTTGTTGCAAGGTCAGACAAAGCAGCAGATGCCGGAGCCGAGGCAGGATTCAAAAGCTCCCAGCGGGTCGAAGCCAAGAGATAACGCAAGATCAATTCATGCCCGTCTCCGGCGATATCTCCCGCGACAAGAGCCGACCCGCCGTTCTTGACGATTGTACGCGCTGTAATGCCGTCAGGGGAAAAGGTTGGGGTGGTGGTAGCGTTAGCTGCGCCCGCACGTACAAAGCAAAGCTGGCCGTCAACTAAGGCGGTTAGCGGGATGGTATAGGAAGCCGTTATCGCGTCCGCCGTTCCCCCAGCTGCGGCCCAGTTTATTTTACCGTCAACAGCCTGACCAGCGGCGAAATATTCTGTGCGCTGCGTTGCGTTGCCTACGCCTGTATGCTTAAAGGTGGCCATTTTTAAGTTGGCGGTTGGGTTTGTTTGACCGTCTTTTGTAATGCAGGTCGAGAGGCCGGTCGCAAAGCCGTTCATTTCGTTGTCCATCCTGTCGGCGCGTATCTTGATATTTGCAGCGGCATCTGCTACAAAACTATATAGGCGGACGAAAACCCCTGCACCATTGAAACTCATTATGAAAATCCCTTACTTCTTGAAAGGTTGAAAACATGAAAAGAACCCACGGAGCCTCTACCACAAAAGCTTATTCCATCTGGTATCATATGAAAAGAAGATGCGACGACCCCACCCACAAGCCTTTTAAAAATTACGGCGCAAGAGGTATAAAAGTTTGCGAACAATGGCAAGCCTTTGAAAACTTTCTTGCCGACATGGGCAATCCACCCGAAGGAACAAGCCTTGATAGGATTGATAATGACGGTCCTTACTCCCCGGAAAATTGCCGCTGGGCATCTCAAAAGGAACAATCCAATAATAAAAGAAATAGCAGATTTCTCATTCACAACGGGGTTAAAAAAACTCTTTCCGAATGGGTTATAGAATTGAAAATCCCCCGCCGTACCATTGTCAGCAGGATCAAAAGAGGGTTTCCAATTGAGAAAGTTCTTTCTACTGAGAAATTTTCCGACAACACTACCGCAGTCAAAAAATCTGCCGAACTTAGCAGGGCTAAGACTCACTGCAAGGCCGGACACCCTCTTTCCGGGGACAATCTTCGCATTGGGAAAAAACAAAGAATTTGCGAAGAATGCAACCGCAGGCGGGCTAGAGAGTGGTATAGAAACAACCGAAAGAAAGGGCTTTAAAATGCTTTTCACCATATTAGGCGCGGCGATAGGCTGTGTATTTGGCAATGCTATTTGGGTGCTTCTCCGAACTTGGTTCAATGGATAAATCATTGGCCCCTCGCCGTTACGTTTGATAAGGCCGCAGCCATAGCTTTTTGTTTGGCACTCAGCGGTGCGGAAACGGCTTGAGACCCCCCGCGAATAAGATCAGCGACTTTTTCAGCCTTACCCATTGCTACTTTTGTTGACGCGTCTTTTGAGACTTGTGCGCCCGCGTAGCCTACGGCTGCGCCGACTGGCCCGCCCTTAATGGCTAAACCTATAGGGATTAGCTTACTACCGAATGCTTTCAAAAGGTCCGTCACGGGTGCCCCGTCAGCAACTTTTTTGATTGCCGCTTTTTCTACTTCGGTAAACCCCCTCATACGAGCCGGGTTATTATAAAGGGTTCTAAAGCCGCTTTGTATTCCGGTGGCCGGAACTTGCATTTGATCGGCGCGCTGGACAATTCTTTCAATATCCGCCAAGCGTAGTGATTTGGCCCACTCTTTTCGAGCTTGCCCCAACACCCCGAAGCCCTCTTCCCCGTTACCAGTTGCCATGTCTCGTAATTTAGTTTGGATGTCTAAAAGCTTTTTCCCCTGCGCGTCCATTTTTCCTGTGACTTTATCAACAAACCCGCTGATTTCATCAGACAGAAATTCATCTGCTTCTTTTATATCGTCGAATGAAAGCTCTTGATTTCTGATTCCGCCCACAAGCCTGCCGTTTTCATCCTGAGTACCAAGAAGGGTATTGGTGACATTTGTGAACGGGCTTTCTTTGTTTAGCATTTTCCCCAATCTGCTCTGGGGCTTAAGTCTTTCAACTTCATCAAGAAATTGGTTTGTCTCTTCAGGCTTAATTCTGCCTCCAAGAGCCTCTGCTTCTTTAAACTTGTCGCCAGCTTTTTGTCTTAATTGCTCTGACGTTACCTTTGTGGATTGCTGTCCTTGACCCGGCACCTTGTACTGCGGCAAATTCCCCAAAACTTCCGCAGGATTCATAACAGCGCGAACAGCATCAACAATACCAGGAGCTTGCCCAGCGGCTTTTTGCGGCAAAGCAGAAACCCCGGCTCCGGTTAACATTTCGCCGCCGAAATCGACCGCCTTTTCTCCAAAGCCCATAGGTTTTAATCTATCTCCTGTGGCTTGGTCGATTACGCCTTGCGTTGAATCGTGCATGGAAGGTGTCATGCCGACTTTTTGGAGTTGTTCGTTGCCTGTTGCCAAGCCAGCGCCAAGAATGGCTGTTTTCGCTGGAAGAAGCGCAACGTCAGCCATAGAGCCAAGACCGGAGGCAATAATTCTCCCGCCACGGCCTATCGTTCTGAGCAATGGGTTTTCGTTCTGGAGGGTTTGCGCCGGGGTCAGCGGGTCAGCCTGTGGCGCTGCTACCTGTTCAACAGGCGCGGGCATTTCTACAGCCGTGGCTCTATTGCGCCAATTCCCTGGATCAATGGTTTTTAAAACGCCCGCTTCATCCATAGGCTTGGTACCAACATCATCAATATACGCATTGCCCTTTACGGGCAGCGCGGGAGATTTCGTTACAAGCGTTGCTCTGTCTCTCCAACTCATAGCGGATTGAATCCTTCCGCCTGCGCGTCCCGTAAGTCAGATGGGTCGATTTCAAGGGTTTCAGAGCCGTTTGACACTCTGATTTTACCAGTCTGGCCCGTTTGTCTTTTGAGCGTTTCAACTTGTCCGGTTTTCGCAGCAATAAACGAACGAAGTGCTGCGTCTTTTTCTTCAGAAGATTTGTTTACATCCCCGAGGGTGGCCTTGAGGCTTTCGCCCTCTTTCTGAGTAAACGCCGCGCCGAATGTGTCACGCAGAAGAGGAAGGACTTCGTTGTCGATTGTTGAGACGTATTCTGTACGGGCCACAGCACCGGGGCCGACAGGTTGACCAAGCTGGCGCATTGTGGAATCTTTTAGCTGTCCAGCCTGTGTGTAGGTTGCTGCTTTACCCAAGGCACTAAGTTTTTGAGTAACAGCCTCAAGTTTTGGCATCGCAGCTTCAAGGGAGGCAAGATTTCCAGCGGCTTCACCCTGTCTTTTTCCGATTTCACCCTGAATTGCGCTTTCTTTGGCAATCTGTGGCTTGTATTCAAGATCACTAATGTTCTGTCCGGTTTGTTTTGCCTGTGAAGTATCACTGGCCGCGCCCGTGAACCCTTGCATATTCTCAATTGTGCCGCCATCACCGATTCTCATGCCCTTTTCAAGCATCTTGCCTGTTAATAACAGGTCGTTAACGCGCTGCATGTCGCCAGCGGCGCGGGCTTTCTGGATTTCATCAGCAATTTGAACAGCAGCCGGGGCAGAGCCATACTGCGATTCAATCATGGCTTTTTGCCGCGCAAGCTCAAGTTCTTTGGGGAATCTCTGGTCGTATTGGGCATTTTCTAGTGCCTGACTTAAAGCCAGGGGCGCGGTTTCTTCGTTGCCCATTAAAATCTGTTGCATGGCTAAAGCGCCTTTTGTGGGGTCGCCAGCAGACGAATAAGCGCCCAAAGCATCAGCCATGGCCTTACGCTTGGCGTCTTCTCTGCCCTGCTCCATCTGTGCCGCTTGCCCGGCTTGATAACCCCCCACGCCTTGAGTTAAAGCCTTCGCTAATCCTGCCAACGGGCTTTGTTTTACCGCAACCCCGGAAATGACCTCAGTGTTTTGAGGCTGCTGTCCTTGAACCATAAGAGCTTCGGCCATTTTTTTACGGCGTTCGATCTCTGCTTTGCCAGCAGGCTTATGGAACGAAACGTCTTTTCTAGGAACCATAGACATTAGCGCACCTCGCCATAGAAGACGCGCTTGTATCCGTCATCCCCAGTCACAACTGCGTGCGGGAAGGCTTTTTCGACTTCCTGCGCTAACACGCCTGTTTCCGTTATGCCTGACCCGATAAAGTTATATTCATAAACCCCGAGCCCTGCGGGTGTCTCGCCTACCTTGACGATGTTTTCCTTCAAGCGTCTGTCTGACAACATAGCTAACCACCCGGCAGAGCCTGCGGCTCCTGTCCCGGCAGTGGCGCTTAGAAGAGAACCGCCAAGTCCGAATAACGAACCCTGTGTGGCGTTATTCGAGCCAACCTTCGCGTTATACTGCCCCAATTGATTTTGGTAGTTCTGGTTAATCAGGCCAGCGTAATCCACGGGCTGCGATCCTTGATAGCCTTGCGACCCAAAGGAGGGGTTTTGAACCTGAACGCCGGAAGTCAGGCCGATATATTCATTTAAGGGCGCGTTTCTCTGGGTGGTGTATTCGTTGATTCCCTGGTTGCGTCTTTGCAAGGCTTGGTCTTGCAGGTTTCCGCCGTAGTTCGCGCCTTGCAATATGGCTTGGTTTCTCGCGTCATTCTTGGCCTGATTAAAACGGTCAAATTCAGTGTTGTAAGCTTGAGAGCCTTGACCGATACCTTGATTAATAAGTCTGGTTCTTAAGGCTTCTTCATCCCTTGCAAATTGCGGATCAAGACGAGCCATAAGAGCTTGTTCACCTCTTTGCGAAGCTGTTGCCGCATCCTCGCTTGAAAACGCATCCGGCAAGCCAGAAAAGCTAAACGGGCTTGAAACGGAATCTCTAATCCTGCCAATCTGGTCTTCACCTAACTTGGAAAGCTCGGTCTGTGATCTTGTCTGCGAATCGTAAATCGCTTTTTGTTCGGGCGATAGATCGATTGTTGAAGTAAACGAGGGGGGCGATTCCCCAATAAAGAAATCTTCATATTTAGGAGCGATAGGGGGAGAGCCGGGCATCCCAACTCCGGAAGCGCCTGCGTTGGAGCCGCCGCTGCCTGCACCGCCTGTATTGATTGGCTGTTGCGCGGCAGGGTTGTAGTTTTGTTGCGCCGTATTGTAAGACTGAAGCGCCGCTTGATATGCTGCGTCGTCGTATTTTTTTCCCCCGGCGTTTTGTTTATAGGTAAGATTGCCATAGGGCGTGACTTGGTTGACGTTGTTAAGAACAGCGTTCCAGTAAGCAGTTTCTTTGTTGGAGGCTGTCTGAGCGGCGGCTGTTGCGGCAGGGTCCGGAGCAGCGGGGGCTTTTGGCGAACTTTTACCCATTCCAGCGGCACTCCTCTTTTAACATACGCCAAGAGAACGCATCGCCTTCATGATGCGCGTTTTTGTGAGTGCCTTCTTTTATGAAACCTAATCTGGAAACCAAATCATTTATCCCTTCGTTTTTGGTGCTAGTTAAAATCTGCACTCTTCCGACATTGAGGTCGGTGAAGGGGTACGAGAATATCGCTCTTAAGTATGCCTTTGTCGCCCATCGTTTGTCAACTGTGGCGATTGTCATTTCTATAATATGAGGCGTTCCGTCCGGTTTTTCTTTATAGTTATTGTAAACAGTCCCGGCTATCAACTTTCCATCAATTACATGGCCTATAGCTTTGAATAAAGAAAACGCGCCGGGGACACCAAAAAGATTAACTGAAACCCAATTCGCGACATCTTCATCCGCCCCATAAAGGATCACAAAACGCCGCCCTTTTCAAAAACGATGTCGCTGGCCTGCCACCTTACGTTAATTCCTTGGGTCGAAGTTTGAACTCTCAAACCTCCGCAGTAACCTATTCCCGTGACAGATTGCCATTTTTGAATGATGGTATCCCCGATCCCCCAAGAAGACGTATCCCAAGGCGCAATGTCCCATAAGGGGTCGCCCCCACCGGAAAAGGATGGTGAGCTTAAAGGCTCTCTAGTCTGGAAATCCACATTCAGGACAATGGCCGGGTTAATATCACCGTCAGCCAAGAAAATCGGCCTAGCCATAGTGAACCGTTTTTGCTGGCCCTTAGCGCCGAAATAACTATAGGCTTGCTGTACGTCTGTTTCGATATCTGCGCCCTTATCGTCAGTTCCGACATCAGCGGAATCAACCACCGTATCGCCGCCGAAATAAAGAACGTCATCCAGAATAGCCCAACAAAAAGCATCCCATGCTATAAACTTGGTCCATGCTCCCGTGATGGTGTTCATGACATACTGCCATGACATTGAAGATTCCACCGTTGGGACATTAATGATTAATTTATTCCCATTGGGGTATAAAATAGGCTCCCAGCCGAAATTCTGGTTATAAGCCCGGATATCGGCGGAAATCAGGTTTGTGATCTTGTCAGTAATCGCCGCCTGAAGCTGTGAGCGGTCTGTAAGGAGAGATTTGGAAAGGGGAAAGGCTCCATCTGTTGTAAGAAGAAGAACGTCAGCCCCGGCCTTAATAGCGCAGCGGTAACCTATCGGTTTTCCGATTCTGAAAGTGCCGACTAAAGCCCATGTATTCGCGCTTGAGGGGTCTGTACCTCTATAAAGAGCCACCTCCCCTTCTGAGGTTACGAAAGCCGCATAATCATCAATTCCCGCTGCGTTATCAATCGTCCAGTTTGCCATCGTGACAAGGTGCCCGCCCTGCTTAAACAGACCTGAAAGATCGAGCGCATTCGCAGCGCCGCCGATACTCGCAACCGAGAGATACCATGCTTTTAAGGTATTTTGCTCAATCAACCAGACGCGGTTCTTAAAGTTGTTGATGTTTATAATATCGGCGGTATCCACGCCTGTAATTGTTGTAGTGGTCCCGTCCGCATACCAGGTGGATCCGGTGTAGACCTGCATCTTGTCTTGACCGTTTACAGCGAGAAGAAAATAGCCTCCGGCAGTCCCAAAACTGATATACTGAAATCTTGAATTTGAAAGACCGCTCACAGCAGCAGCCCCTACAGCCCCGGCAGCAGAAACATCGTAAATATCCCCGTCTGAAATTCCCCACATCTCAGAAATAACGCCCGTTTGATAAGACATAAGGGTATCAACTGCGGCAGGAAGGCCGGTCGCGTACTCACTTGACCCGTTTCTAATCGCCACATCTGAAGGCGTGGGAAACCAGTTCACCATGATCGGTGCTTCAGTTTCCTTCATGTTGGCAATCGCGTCGCGTGCGTTTAAACCGCCCACAGGCGCAGGGACCGAGGCAGTTGAGGCGGTACGTTGACGATTTGCTTTCAGGGCCAACATTAAGAAAACTCTCTAAAGTATTTATCTACGTCCCGAATCCAGTATCGGGCACCTGTTTATCGCTAATCAACTGATTATTCGCCAAGGCTTGCGCGTTCAATGGTAAATCCCTTGTGCCGCCGTCTCTTGAAAGCGCCTTGATGCAATCAGCCTCATAGTTGGCTTTCTCCTCCATGTAATCCAGGCCTTTGGCCCGGAGGAAACGCCACTTAACACCTTGAATAAAGCAATCCTCATCTAACTTGTAAACATCGTCATCTGCGGCCCAAGTTGACTGAGCTACGCCTGCGGCGGATTCGCACCACCCGTTTGAATAATAATCATAGGCTAGTGTTTCGTCATCTGTGGAAGGAATGGGATCGAGGAAGAACTTGTTTATGCGTATGTAAAATCTTCGTCTCGGACCTGTAGGGGAAATGCCGTATCGCAGAACCTGATTTTCTTGAGCAGAAATCGGGCCTAAAAGCTGCCACCTGTAAGAGCCGTCCCAGTATGTTAGCTGAGCAAAATACTCTAGGTCTGAGGGGAGATCGTATCCACCTTTAGCGAACACAAGAGAAACGCCTGTAGTGGTAGCTGTACAAGGTCGATCAATCGTTACCTGAGTAGGGGAATCGACGGATACAATAACAGCCTTAATCGGTAGGCCGTCTCCGTCTACAAACCATGTCTGCGCGGTTATTCCAGAAGTCGAAGGAATATTTGTTATTACCCGTGAGCCGGATGTGATATTCCCCGTCGTCGCAGAGTTCACTTCGGTAAAAAAAACATACTGCTTATGGAGATTTTGCCACCCTCCTCTTGAGTTGGCCATGCCGGAAAATTCCTTGCCTTCACGGTTAGCTAAAGCAAGAAGCTGACGGGATTGATCGTCAACGTTTCCTATGACTTGGGAGGGTTGGGGGATGCCGATTTCATCAGCCGCCGCTTGTATCAGTTGTAGAAATGTCCTCATGCTTCACCTTTGGCTTAGGGCCTCTTTTCTTAGGGGCAGGTGGAGCAGCGGCTTCCTGTGCTGGCAGAACACCAGCAGTCTTTAGTCCGTTAATTGTGTTGTTCAGGGCTGTAATCTGGTCCTGCATTTCGGCTTTTTCTTTAGCCCACTGCGCGGAAGTAACGCCCTCCTTAGCTTTTGAAATCCATGCTTTCGCCATATCGCGGTATTGTCTGCCGCCCATAAAGCCGATATTCGTGTCACTCATTGCGGCCAAGGTTTCAATGGTATGGATGTTCATTGATTTAAGCATTGCTGCGTCAGCGCGGGTGATTTGCGGCCATTCGGTGACAGGGGTTCCTTCCGTGACCTGAACTTCCTGCCTTTGGAACATAGCCCATTGACGGGGAAAGCGGTCTAAGTCTGAAGGCGCTGTTCCGTTGGAGGTTTTTTGAACAGGGCGGTCCCAGTTCTTGGTTTTATCGCCAGCCGCCATGATTTTGATGTATTCTTTGCTCTCAAAAATCGGCCTGCCTTCAGCCAAAGATTTGGCTTCGTTCTTGACTTCCCGCCAGTAAAACTCAACAAACAAGCCGGAATCGTCCCCATAAGAGACTTGTTTTACATCGGAATTACTTTGAATGATTTTACCTTCAGCGAACATATTTTTCCTTTAATCTGTTTATTAATGCGTTGTTAATCATAACGTTGTTGCATAAATCCGGAGCCCGGGCGCGAAGAGTTCTCGTAACAATATCAATGATATCTATACGTTCATATCTTTTCCCGAAGATATGCCCTATTTTTCTTAGAAAACTTAATTCTGAAAAACTGTAAAATTCCATTAGGGACTATACCACATTTTTATACTCATTTAAAAGCTTGCACATATCAGGAATTAAACCCTCCCCGACTACCTTGATGGAACAGCCCAATTTCGTCAATTCGTTATAGTTTTCCTCAAAATTCATGGCTTGGCGGTACATCCACGGTGCGACAAGATATTCCTTGCCATCATAAAGAGCCGTCACAGGCTTATCACCATCATTTAAGGCTTGAGCATAAGCGTGGTGTTCGTCCTCTTTGAACGACGAATCCACGCCGTACAGCACAAACCTTCTGTAGCCCATCTGATAACCAAGGGTTAAAGCCCGAAGGCCTATTGTGTAGCCCCCACCGATGACGCTAATCGGTCTGTTCTGGTATGGGGCTAATATCTTCAATTGCTCATCAAGATCAAACCCGCCATGCCAGAGAATAACCCTTTTCCCCTCAAGGGCATCAAGAACCTTCGGGGATGACATCGAGCCAATAAGATATGTAATCTCCGGGCCGCCCTCAACAAAAGACGCATTTTCAGGCCGCGCGTCAAACTGAGCGTGGTAATCAGGCTTTAGGCCCTTTTCCATTAGAAACTTGAGCGTCCCGTTTGTGGTTAAAACATGCGCTCCTGTACGGATTTTACTCTTTAAAGAGCCTAAATTGTCTTTAAGTGAAGGCCCCCCACCGATTATCAATAATGTTTTGTTGTTTTTCTCATGCGGAACGAACCATTCAAGAGGTTTCTTACAGTTTTCCGTCATGTTTTTGATTAATTGGGCCTCGGAAGTATTCACAAGGCTCTCTTTTCTGCAGAACCATGTATAATTTTTATCAGTTTCAAGCTTAAGGCCGTTCTCTATACAAAGCTCCCCAACAGCCTGAGAAACGCCCCATGCCGGGAAGTCAGGATTTTCAAAGTCATGCCCTGAAATCCAGCCGCCCTCTTTTACCTTCGGAAGCCAAGCCCTGATATCCGCTTTCACGCCTTCATAGGTATGATCGGCATCAATGAAGACGAAATCCAAAGAGCCGTCTTTAAAATCCTCCGCAGCCTCGACCGAATCTTTCCTGACAATCTTGGCCCTTTCGCCTGCAAAACTGGTCGCGTCCTTTGTGTATAAATGGTAGGCATCTTGCTCCATTTGAGAAAGTCTGCCATGAAAATCGGTTTCAGCGTATTTGCTATCAGGATCGTGGCCTTTCCAGCTATCGACCATGTAAAGGGTCAGGTCTTCTTTTCGGAGCAGAAGCGTTGATAAAGCACCTGTGAAAACCCCGACTTCCGCACCTACAGGATTTTCACCTAAGCGGGAAAGGATAGCGTCTGCGCGTAATTGCGCCGCAGTACGGGGGGTTAATTCTTGGAATTTCGAGGCGACATAGGGCAGAAGACCGTAGCCATGAACCGTAATCACGCAGCCCATTGAAATTAACTGCGGAACCAAGACCTGAAACTGTGAAACCTGTTCAGCCATCCAAGGCGCTGTAAAGAACTCCTGATCGTTTACCGTAACAGTCAATGTTCTTTCATTATCGTTTAAATCCTGCTCATAAGCATGATGCCGATCCTCATCATAAGAGCTATCAAATCCATAAAGGTGCATTTCCCTGAAGCCGAGAACGTAAGCTAAAGACATTGCGTTCAAGCCAACCGTCGAACCGCCGTTAAGGGTTAAACCCCCATTCACAAGGTTTTTAGCGTTCTCGTGATTCCACAAGGTCGCGCCGGGGGATTTATCCCATATTTCAGGAGCGCATTGAGAGGCATAATATTGCCTGACAGGAAGGACAAACTCAGCGTTTTCAGGGCGGGCATCTAACATAACATGGTAATCAGGGGAAATTCCTTGTTTCTCCAGCCATTGCCATGAATTGTTAAGCGCAAATATCTGCTGTCCGTGCTGTTTCCTCATTTTTAAATCTTCAATGCAGGAATTTAAAGAAGGACCGCCGCCGACTATTACAGCATGGCCGTCATGGGGATCTTGTATTTCCAAAGTTCTGCGGTTTAAACTGGTAGAATATGCTATATTTTTTATCAGCTTTTCTGTTTCCGTATTGCCCTCATTCATCAAATCCAGTGTAGAGGCACCGCCGATTTTCCAAAACTTCGGAACCCAACCCTTGGCCTCGTGTGGCCTGGGAGTGCCATGAAAGAAAACAACCTTCGCGCCCTTTGGGATTTCATTTTTAGCGGATACTTTATAGCTAACAAACGCGCCGGGAAAAACGTCTTGCAATATGTCATATTTATTGACGGTCTGTTCAATCCATATTTGATCCCCGCCTGCTATATTAGGAAAGCCTGCTATGTCGTATGAATCCCAGACATGGGATTGGTCGCCTTTCCAAATCATCACAGAAGATTGAAGCCCTTGGGGTCTATAAGCGTCTCTCAGGATTGCAAAATCGCCCTTATACTGGACAATATCGTCAAGAGCACCCGTAATCACAGTATCAAGATCAAAGAAAATGATTGTATCTTCGAGGGGGAATAGGCCCTTCTTGAACAGGGCTAATTTGTTAAACCACCCGTCTAGGCCTTCCTGCGGTAAAGGCCGTTTATGAATATTCGGGTAATCCTCGGGGTCATCGGTAAAGACGGTAAATTTGCAGGCGATCTCTGGGGGTAGATTTCTAAAAACGCTGTCACGAAGTATTTCAACATATTTCCGGCCTTGGCCTAGATAGTTTCCAGCGTTTAGACAAATTATTTGAATAGCCATGATAAATAATAGGCAAAAAAAAGCCCCCAGTAAAGAGGGCTTTTCCTACGCAGATTTGAAGTCCGCTAAGTCATGTTATCTGGCCCTGAAGCGCCGGCCGATTCATGTACACCGTAATCGTCGACGTAGTCGAAGTTACAGTGCCCGTACCGGACGTGAATGCCGTTCTCATACCGGTGATTTCGCCACCAGCAGAAGTCAGCATTTTCACGCGGCCTGCAGTACCAGATGCATAGACTTTCGCGTCAGGCAATGACTGGACAGCTGTTTTAAGAACCGTGCCCAGACCGGAGATCTGAAACCAGCCGTAGTTAACATTGGCCGAATCAGAAGTCAGAGCCGTTACAGCAACCGCTACTTGGTGGCCTGTGTTCTTCGATGTCGCAAGGACAGGAAGAACGGCTACCGAGTAGTTACCCGACCATTGATAAACAAGGCCAGCGGTGATGGCTGTAGAGACAGGTACTTTCAGGTAGATAAACTCTGCCCAGCCGAGTGTAGCGTCCCAAGCCGAGCGAATTTCGCCCAGTTGAGGCTCTAGCGGTACGCCGGGAAGAACTGCAATACCGGGAGCCGTAGTGGTATAAGCACCAATCGGGCCAGCACCGATAACGTTTGAAGAAAATTCATAAGCCATGTTCGTTTCTCCTTAAGAAATGTTAGCCATGACACCCTGAAGTTTTCGGTTGGAAACAGTCATGTTTCCAGCGAAGCCAATCAGTTTGACCATAGCGTCTTGGTTAACAGCGAAACGATCCTCACCGATGGGAACAAAGTTCCTGTCAGTGTGCGGCCTGAAATAGATGTAATCCGTATTCAGGAAGTACATCGTTGAAGCAGGACACGCACCGCCTACGCCGCCGTCCAGAACCACGTCAGCAGAACCGCCTGCGCCGTAATAAGCGAGGGAGGTAAAGCCAGCCGCAGCCATATCAGGATTCGTAATGCGCTGAATCGCCTGCAAGGACGCAAGATATTTGCCGTAATAGTTGGAATCAGCAACAATCAGGTCAGTTTTATCCGTACCGCGAACAAGCTGTAAAGCAAGAGCGTTCATATAAGACTGGATGTTTGTTGAAGTAGCTGTGCCGCCGCCATCATAAGCAATGTTGCGCCAGAACGAACCAACTGTAGTGGAAGGGTCGATACCGCCGACAGTGCCAGTGGAAGGCGTTTTGTCGACAAGCAACTGAAGACCGCCGATTTGACGACCGCCATCTGCTGTGCCGTCAGAATAGCAGTCAGCCGCAATGTTATTCACAAGCGTCTTTTCTGCGTTCTTAATACGGGAGGCGAGGAGGTCGATAATTGCTTCTTTCCCTGAGTTTTGGAGCATTTCCAAACCAGAGATTGAAACAGCTACAGCCGCTTGAGCGTAGTTAAACTCAGCGCCCGTGAATACGTCTGAAGGAGAAATATCAAGGGTTTCGTAGCCGGAATAACGCTTGAACGTACCGTTTTCTGCGTATTCGAGTTCCTGGACGATAGTACGGCCACCGGAGACAGTTTTCACTTTCCCCTTTTTGCGGAGGCGGTTTAGAAGCGCATTGTTCAAGCTAACGTTGTCGGCCAGCTTTCCCGTGCGATTGCGGAGGGTCGTTGTTACGATCTCCGTCATGGTTGAGGATGGAATTGCCATCGTTCACTCCTAGTTCGTGTTGACTAGGAGATCACTATTAACCCCCTAGTTTACAGAAGATCATCCATGGCAGCACGGATGTCGTCTTCGATAGAATTATTATTGGGGGTGGAGCTTGACGTTTTTACGCCGGGGCTTCCTGTGACAGAACCTGAAGCTTGTTTTTTCTTGGCTATTTCCGCTTTTCGCTTCTCTTGTTCATCGGCCTGTTGTTTGGTGATGAGAGTGGAACGAATAGAGGGGTCAGCCCAGCAAGCTTTATCATACGCCTCTTGAATATCCTTGGCTTGTCCAGAAGCGAGTAACGGGGCCATGACTGGCTTGAGTTGCTCGAAATAGACATTCGCCGGATTTGCAGCGAAGGCGTTGACTTCTGACATAATGCTAGCATGCTCTTGCTGCTCCTGCAAGGTCATTTGCTGGGTAAATTTATTTTCTATCCCGTTGATGCGGTCTAAAATCTGCTGCATCGCAGGATCCATTTGCGGAGCTTGCTGAACCTGACCTAAATCTACCCCGTAAGTCTGGGCGATCTGGCGGACCATCTGGGCTTTTTGCTGGGGGCTTCCGGTTCTCAAAACGTAAGCTGTATTTAGTAATTCGCTAACAGCCTTGGCAGGGGTTCCGCCTTCAGCCGTGATAATCGGCATGTAAGGGGTGATGACATCCTTCATCTCCCGGCCCATACGAAGCTCCCCGTCATGGCGGGTCATAGCCTGGTGAATGTCATTCTCGCGCTTGGTGACTTCCGCCTGAATAATCGGGGGGAGTTTGGCAAACTCGGACTTGGCAGCAGCAGACCAGCTCTGAGGAGCGGATTTTGCGGGTTCTGTGGCTTGAGTTAAGGGCTCTTGAGTTTCTTCATTAGCGGCTTTCTGCTCTTTTTTCTTGAATTTTCCGGTTTCGTCTCGTTCTTTGGGGGGAGCATCTGCTTTATCTTCTGTCTCAGGTTTTTGTGGTTCGACAGGATTTGGCTCATCTGCTTGGGTGTCATCCGCAGGCTCCTTGTTTTCGATTTCCTCCATTGCGGCGGCAATGTCATCTTCTACCGTATTGTCGATTTCTTTAAGTTCCGCGCTCATTTTTTCCTCTTAAGTTTTTCCATGGCCCCAGTTTGCTCGATTGCCTGCGCCACATCTCTATGACAATCGTAGTCACCTTTAATTTCTGTTCTGGTCGTAGTAGGCGCGTCATTCCCGACAATCTCCATGCCCGACCGCTTTACGCTTTTTTGGTACTCTGACTTTGACGAATAAGGCTTGCCGTCAACAGGGTTTGTGATGCCTTTTATTCCTAGATCGTCGCTGATTACATAAAATCCAGCACCGTTGCTATTTCCTAAATACATAATCTCGCCCACTGCGTCCTTGCATTGCGGACAATCTCTTGTCTTGGGGTCATCGTCGTAATCATCAGCGGCATCGAAAGTATAAAGGCACTTTGCACATTTGAATAGTTGGCTCACTGAAGTAATAACAAGAACGCCGCTTCGTCGTCTTGCTCCCTTAACTGTTCAATATACCTGAATCTTGCATCCAGATATTGTTGGATAAGTAATAATTCACCTTTTAATTGTTCAAAGTCAATATCCGGAGTAAGTTTTAATTTGCCCTTTAGTTGCGGGCCTTCCAGAATTTTATCCAATTCTTCAGTGTTTACTGGTAATTCATTAAGAATTTCAACATCTTCAGCAATAGTCCTGATGTATTTTCTTTGCTCGGCCTCTTGGGTTACTTGCATAACCCTTTCTAAATGCTTGCGGTATCTGTGGTAATCCCTCTCATCAATCCCCCCTTTAGTTTCGAGGGCAGGGACGGGCATTGAGCCGAAATCAAACGCCAGAACGCTAAAGGCATCTGTACTAAAGGAGCCTGAAGAAAAAGCAGCCATCTAGCCTCTCCAAAGATCGCCGGACGTACCGTTACCCAATATCTCCGTGGCATTCATGGATTCGGCGTTTGCGTCTACTTGTCCGGCTACCGTGAATGTCAGACTGTCTGTTTTGGCTTTTATCGCCCCGACATCTGAGGCAGTCAAGCCTGTAACGCTACCAACAGAGCCGCTTAAATTCCCGGTAATGTTCCCAATGATATCCATGGTCTGGTTTGGAAGATTTATGTTTGTAAGGCCCGCGCCTGCTACGCCTATTTCAGCAGTATCGACAAGAATATCATCAACAATGCCATCAACCACATCAAGGTTTGCAGCAGAGGCGCGGCTTGAAACCGCAACATCAAGATTAGCTGCCGTAAGACCTGTTACCGAGCCAACTGCGCCCGATACACTTGCGACAACCTGATCAACATCAATATTTGTGGCAGAAAGGTTTACGGCAGTTGTCGGACTTCCAATATTAGCCCAATCCAGTCCAGCTTCGCCGCCTGCGGAAACGTCAAGCGTTCGGCCTGCTGTCGTTGGTGTTAAAGGAAGTGCCACGGTAGTTAAACTATTCCATTGCGTTGCATTAACCCGAATATCGCCAGCCTCTTCGGGATACATAACGATTGGCGTTGTTTTCGCGCCGGATGATGATGTCTTGATAATAACCGCCACCGTGTCGGCGTTCATTTCTGTGTTTGTAAGGTCAAGATAATAAATACCGGAAGCCGTTGCGATTTCCGTTGCCTCATTCGTACAGTCGGTAAACGCCCCACCGTCCTTTGAGACTTCGCTATCCAGACCAGTCGCGCCTGTGACTAAATCACCGTCAGCATCAAATATAGGGAAGGTAACTCTATAAGCTACGTTCTTCTGCGGTATTGGTCTTGCGTCTGTACTGGCCATTTACCATCCGCCTCTTCTAAGTGAACCGCCTAAAAACGGTATTGTTGCTGTTCTTAAAATAATTGGTTGGCCAGTTGCGCCCCCGGCTAAAGCAGCAAGGCCGCCAAGCCAGAACATAGTAAAAGAGCGAAAGCCGCCCTGTGCCGAAGCTGCTGCGCTTGGCAAGGTGGATAAAGGTAAATCTGATAATGGCGATACGCCCAACATTACCAAGCACCTATAATTATAAATCCATCGCCGCCGTTACCACCGTTACCAGCAGTACCGCCGCCAGCAGATGAGTTACCACCGCCACCGCCGCCTGAACCCATGCCACCGTTACCGCCTGCACCAGCCGCGCCTGTCGTATGACCACCGCCGCCCGAACCGCCGCCGAACATATAAGGGGGAAATGTTAAATTAATAGCAGGGACAATAAGTTTATTAAATCCGAACCCTGCGTTCCCCGCACCGCCTGTGGTTCCTGTGCCGCCTGTAGTTGTAGGCATAAAACCCGCGCCTGTAATGTTCCCGCCGTTAGCCGTTCCGTTACCGCCGCCGCCACCGCCTGAGACTGGAATACCCGCAGCGCCCCATGTTACTGCTGTAACCGCGCCGTTAGCAGTAGCCGATCCCGCCGTTCCGGCTTGACCCGCTACTGATTGCCAAATCCCCGCTTGTTGAAACGCTGAAGCTGTAGCTGTACCGATTGCGCCCGCAGCACCCGCTGTTTGAGAGGCGGCACCGTTGCCGCCACCGCCGCCTGCTTGGGTTAAAAGTAAGTTAGCCGTTGTCGTGTTTGGTTGCAGGGAAACATAGGACTGAGTTCCCGCCGTGCCGTTGGCACTTGTTGTCGATCCATCACCGCCATTTCCGGGACGAACGTAAAGTGTATTAGGAATAAGAAAAGCAGGGATTAGAAGTTTACTGCACCCACCTGAACCTCCGCCGCCGGAGGCTACAGTCGCAGCACCGCCCGCGCCTTTACCGCCGCCGCCACCGGAAGCTTGTATGAATATATAAATCCATGAAGCTCCGAAAGGTTTAGTCCACGATACCCAGCCATTGCTCGTAGTTACAGACTGCACGGCAGTAAATACCGTGAAGTTGGTCGTCGATCTTTTTATGCCGTCAACTTGACCGATTGGAAACATTTAAGCCCATCCTGGAGGCTCTGCCTCGGTGTCAATTGTTGTGTAACTTATTCCGATAGTAATTTCTTTCCCGTCTTCATCCGTGAGTTTTTGAGCGATCATTTCATCGTTAAATACAAGCCAGCCCTCTTTGCCGGAACCATCGTCAAATCTAACTTTCCAATAAATCATTAGTAATCCATCGCGATTGTCAAAGGGTTAAAGCCTGTCGTACCCGCGCCTGTCGAGGTTCCGAACGTCATCAGGAGTTTAGTGCTTGCAGGAATTGGCAAGTTCACAGGTATTTCATAGGCAGGAGAGGCAAGCGTGTTTGATGCTGTAAAGGCCGCTATCGCCACTTCTGCAATCATCAGGGTTTTGGCTGCTGTGTTTGTTGTTCCAGCAGAAAATGATCCGGTGTCGTTTAGATACCAAAGCCTTGCAACGGTTGCTGCGATTGTAGAAACGGGCTTTAAAATAACCTTGTAAACATAAGCGCCATTCGCACCCGCCGCGAATATCTGAAAGGTATTAGCCCCGGTCCCGTCTGTCGCTGTATTAGCTGACGTTCCAATAATGGCGTTGGATGTTCCGTTTCCGATATTCGGGGTTAAACCGTAAATGGGGTCTGTATTTGCTGGCATGTCTATCTCCCTAAAGTGTTGCGCTTATAATTTTTTGAGCAAGTCGCCCGTGAGTATCTACGTCATTCATGTAAAAAGCCGGGATGGTGTTGAACACATCCTTTGACCCGCTGGAAAAGTTCACCGCTGCATTGGCGTTAGTCGAAGCAAACACTCGATCTCTTACAAGCGTAGTCGAGGCTGAAAGATACCCTCTTCCAACTTCCCATTCTGTACCGCCGACAATCGCATAAGTGAAATATACGTTCGTTCCAAAGGCTGTATTGAAGGACTGATAGCCAGTCGGAGCAGTACCGGAAAGCGTGATGTTTCCGGTTCCGGTTGTTGTGGTCGTGTCTTTTACTCTATCCGCGTAAATCATGCAGGGTCCACCGTGATGATAGGCTCTGCTGCTGCGTCAGTTGTTAAGCTGGCTGTCCATGCGCTTGTGCTGTCATCTTCTTTCGTGACTGTAAGCGTCCCCGCTGCCGAGGAAACTTTATTGCGAAGAATGCGCAGAGCGTTTCTTACAGTTCTCCCGCCTGAATCTGTCCCGGTTGCCATGTTGCGATCAAGCAAGTCATCGGCTGCATCTTCATAGCCAATTCTGAATGTCGCAGCGATGAAATTGACCGTCTGGGCGTCTACCGTAACAGCAGAAACCACCACCCAATATTGACCACCGCGTGAGAAAAACCCGGTGTCTGTATTGTTTGACAGATCAATGGAAAACCCGTGAATACCTGTAATACCGTCAAAATCAATCCCGTCCGTATCAAGCAAGGTATAGCCTGCATCGCTTGACCTTTGCGTGACCGATCCGTTTTTATAAATCTCGATGTCAGTGACCGCCAATCCGGTCAAGGTGACACTTGCGCCGGAGCTGTTGAATGTGTGGAACGGAATATAAAGTGTGCTGTTGATCGGCACGCTTCCATAGTGCTGTGTCATACCAAACTCATCCTGTTAAGTTTTAATCCTGTGATAAGGCCGGAGCCTACGGACGCGCCGCCAGCTGTGTAATCAATTTCTAAAAGAGACGGCGAGCCATCATTATGCCCGAGCCATCCCTGCACTGACGGATCGGAAGAGCCATTATCAAACGCAATCATATTAATCGCATTCCCAGAAACCCACCCGGCGCGGTTTATTATTTCTTGAATAACGGAGGTTATTGAATGAGCAATATCTCCCGTGGACATTGTGAATGTCGTGAATGCCGTTGTTTTTGTAACCGTCGAAGGCAAGTCCCCGCCCGTGGAGAATCGGCCAGCATTGTCGTTAGCCCACGCGTACCAACGGGCCGCTGGTGTGCCTGTTGAGTTATATTCACCATAAGTCGTAATGTCGGCAGAATTTATGGTCGCACCTTGGGGAACGGTGACGTTTATAAATCTCATGCCTGAATGAATAGTTCCCGAAAATTCCCCCACGCCAAGCTCGGCGGCTGTGATGAATACAGCGCTATAGTCCATCCCATTATCAAGGACATCATCGACATATGCGCTAAAAATTGTCATTGAACCGTACTCACGCCAGCAGGTATCCAACAAAGCCTTCGAATTTGTTGTATGTTGCCATGTTACGCCTCCAGTCTTGCTAACGCTTTTTTGCGCTCAGCTTCGACTTCTTCAAGCTTCTGTGTTTTCTCCGCGATGATATTCTCAAGGTTTTTGATCGTGGTTTTATGAACGGCGATTTTGTCGGCGTAATCTCTCAAAGCATGCTCAGAAACGGAAACCTGCTTTTCGTAGGATTTCGCGTTTTCCTCTGCTCTCTCGATGGCTCTTTTGCCTAGAGCCTCAAGCCTTAGTTTTTCGCTTTCCCCGGCTGCAATGGTTTTTGCGGCCTCGGCATTTGCAGCCTCAAGTTTCTTGCCAATATTCGCCTCTTCGCGCTTTAAAGCATCGACGCGCTTTTTGGTGTCTGTCTCGTCCTGTTTAAGACTGTCCAGCTCCTTGAGGGCATCGCGGACGTTCTCTGCGGAAACTTTATCATTCAGCAGGGATGCCAAAACTTTTCTGAGTTCGCTCATGTTAAAATCCTTTCGTAGCTTCGATGAGAACGCGCAAGGATGGGTTGGTCCCGAGGGTTACTTTCGGGCGTATCCAGCGCGGATTTTGTAGAATTTGACCGCCCGTGGCAGAGATAATCGTGCCAAGAGCAGTTTCCGTCGTGTCAGTCAGCAGAAACCAGTCCGTATCATCTGTAAGAACGGGGTTTGCTTCATTCGAGCCATAAAGCGCGACATTGCCGTTAGAGCCAAAATCGCCCTTAACCTGAAAGCATTTATCTGCGTAATCGGCGCGCTGCCATGGCTGGCCGTAATCATCTGTGGTGAGGCTCGCCCAGAGTACGCTTTGAACGTTCCCTCGGTTTTCTGTGGTTAAAGGTTTAGTCGCCATTCTCTTTCTCCATTAAAAAAGCCGCTCGAAAGCGGCTGGGGTTAAAATCTTAAATTCTATCGTCTCGGATCAATCCATCCGTGCGTGACAAAGCGCATCGTCACCGTGTTTCCGCTGTTCTGTCGGTAGCGGATTTGGGCCGATGTGTTTGTCATGATCTGATGGTTGTTCGAGGGGTTGGCGGTGTCTCCTGAAGCATTGAAGACGCTGCTGCTCGCTGCCGTATCAGTCTGGTCGAGTGACGTTATGAGCGCATAGGACGCGCCGGTGTTCGTCACGATGTTTGTCGCGAAATCAGCCACAAGCTGCCTGCCTGTCGGAATGCTCGCCAGTGTGCCTGTCTTGGCCGAGGTTCCCGGTGTCGCATCGTTAATGTCCAGAACAGGGACCATAAGTTTAGTCCACGTTTGGCCCCCTCCAATATCATACTGCTTAAAGGCGACAATCGCGCTCGATGCCCGGCGGAATGAACCGATCAGCTTTTTATCCGTGTAATTGGAAGGCAGAGTCGGGGAAGTGGCCGAGGCCGAGCAAAGAACGTCCGTCACGCCTGTATCGACGCGCTTGATCGCCCATAGGTGATAGGAGGTATCGGCAATGGAGCCTGTATCGAGACAGCCCTGCGCGGACCCTACCGTCCAGCCAGCATCCAGCCTTTTCGTGATTGCGGCCACTGTAATGAGTTGATCGCCGTCATCCGAAACAGCCGTGCCTGCTGAAATGTCCAGATCATTCGTCGCATCCGTCCCGTTATTAGAGACAATCAAGCCATTCAGGACCGTGTTTTTATTCGCGGCTATGATGGTGGTATTAGTTAAATCAATAATCCCCTGAACGGTGTCGCGCTTTGTTTCGTCGTTATCGCTGACATCCGAGAAAATTATACTATCGCCAGCAGCAACCGTATCTTCAGTGAAATTCCCGGTTATATCGTCAACGGTTGAAGATTGGACCGAGAATGCCGTTACGTTGTCCGTCTCTCTGATCGTGACATCGGCAGAGGTCTTCAGCGTGAACTTGTAAGCGCCGGAGAGGAATATCGTAGCCCTGCCGGATGCGTCCATAACAACCGGGTTTGCAAGGGGAACGCTGCCCGCTGCCGTTGTGTATGTGGCTTTCGGCGTATCCGTTCCGGCCTCGTAGGTATAGAGTTTGCAGCCCGCGCATGGATCGCCGTTGTCATCGTAAAATGATGCAAAGTGCGGCGTATAGAGAACCGCAGCGTCCACAATGGGCGCAAAAATGCAAAAAGCCGTCACAAGGACGGCTAGTAAAATACGTTTCATGAGTGCTCCGGTTATTATTCGATGTAATTCGTTACTTCTTTTGCAAGTGCCCTTGCCTGTGTAGGGCTTAGTCCAAATTTTGTTGATACGTCTTTGATAAATTGGTTTTGCGACATATCGCCATCTTTAAATATTCTGACCGTATCTTGAAACTCTCGCCCTTTTGTTCTGCCGAGCTTTTCTGACAGTTTTCCAAATTGGCTTACAGGGGGCTTTGTCGCCGCGCCCGATTCCTGAATAGGGTTGCGCCTGCCTCTGGTCATTTGGGCTTGAGCGATTGCAATTTCCTGCTCTGACATAGGAACTGCAGATAATTTCCCGGGAGCAGCCAGAAGTTTTTGCTGCTGCTGAGGTTTGATTTGAGCGAGGGCTGCCTTCGCTTCTTTAGGCGGCAATCTCAGAATTTTTTGTAATTCAAGTTTTGGTATTCTTTGTGCTGTCGTCGCTAAATCCGGGGAAATCTTTACAGCTTCCTTGGCTATGCTTTTTCCGATTCTGCCGGACTCAATGCCCTTCATTGCTGCCGCACCGCCTCGGAATCCTTGTGACGCCGCATAAGCCGCCGCTGCCCCTGCAGGCCCGCCCTTAATCGCCCCGCCAATGACCATCACGCGGCTACCGAGCGTCCTCATTAAACCCTCTGTGTATCCAGTTTGCGCGGCCTTCTTAATCATCCTCGCTTCTTTGGGAGAGTATTTATAAATCTTGTTGCTTTTAGCCAGTCTTGCGTAACCTGCTTTTATTCCCGCCGCTTCCCCGCCGACATAGTATTTCGCGTGCTCATTAATTTGTTCTATATCGCGCATCTTTGAGCGCACGGCCCATAATTTGACAGCTTTCTGATAATCGTTGACTCCATCTTGCGAGCCTTTAATGAAATTAGGGTTCTGCGCCACTTCCCTGAGCTTCGCTTGCAGAAGATCATATTGCCTTGCAAGATTGTCTTTCCCTGCGATAGAGGCTTGATGACCAAGAGAGCCCCATTCCTTATCTAAAGCCTCATAACTATCCAGCGTCATAGGATTTTTGCGGGCTTCGGCTAGGCGTTTCGCGACATCATCCATTTCGTTCGCGCCGAGCGCGGCTGTAGCGAATGGGTCCGAAACTCTTTCCTGTTGGACAACTTTGATGATTTCATCCGCCGCATCATCAGTAAACGATGCGCCTTTTTGAAGACCGGATTGAAACAGAGATTGGGATTTGTCTTTTACCTTCTGGACAGTCGGCAAAACAGTTTTGGTGTTTAGTCTTCTTTCGACTGGCGCGAGAGTTCGACTAGGTATGCTTTCCCCTCTGACCGGGACCGCCGCGAGAGCAGCATTCCCAAAGCCAAGAGTGGAGTCGAGGTAGAGCCCTGCTGTGGGGTGATTTCTTTGGAACTTATCGTAACCCTCAGCTGCCTGACCCATGACATAGCCCGCGCCGCGCAGCGCAGGATCGATGACACGGCCAGGAATAGTAGTTTTAAAATTAGAATATACATCAGCCCCAAAATCCTTGACTGGTTGCGGGATTGCTCGGCCTGCACTTACCATAGCCTCGTTAGGCACATCCCACAAACCTTTTTGCAGGGTTTGACCTACGGCATTATACATCAGGCCTGCGTCACCACCTACAAAATCAGGGTTTTCGCTCGCCGCCGCAAGCCTTTGATTTCTTTGCTCGAATTTATCGCCAACCCTGCCAAAAAAGCCCTTCGGCGGGGGTGGCTGCGCAGGCCCGAATTGCTCTTGCGGCTGGCTGTACTTTGCGAACCTGTTTTGCTTTGCGGGCATCTCTGCACCCATGGCGCGGTAAATCTCATCCTCGGAAACACCGGAAGCGCCAAGATCGTCTACGTATGGATTGCCTTTAAATGGCAGGGTCTGCGGCTGCTTATATTTCTCGAACCTATTGGCCACCCAGCACCATCCTTGCCGCGCCTTCTCCGAATACAGCGTCAAATTCCGCAGCGCCCGAAGGATCTGCTTTTAATTCTCTCACGGCATCCATAGGGATATTGCGCGGGTCGAGTTTTGGTGGGATATTTGTGGCCTGTACACCATCAGTATATTTACTTTGCAGCGCCCTTAGGCCTTGTAATGCTGCAAGGCGGTCGCCGATAGGCTTCATCGTGTTGCCAAGATCAGCCGCCATCCTCTGATAATTCTGTACGTCGAAGTCAGATTGCGGGCCTTCCATTCTCGGAACATTAGAAACCAGCCAACCAGAATAAAGTTTTAATTGCTCGTTTGCCTTAGTTGTTTCGTCGGACATACCAGCAAGACCCTTAGCTCCTGATAGCATCGTCCCACCCAAACCGCCGGAAGCAGAAGGCAGTAATTGCTCCGCTTGGTCAATAATACTTATTGCGTCCGTAGCCTGCCTGCCCTTCTTTGCCGCTAGCGGGCCTTCCTGCTTTGCCGTTGCTATGGGGCCAGCGGTTTGCAACTCGACATCAGCCTCCCTGCGTGCAATCTCCTCTTTTCTGGGCGGCTCATAAATACTTTGCTGCTGTTGCGTTGCGGCCTCTTTCGCGCCAGCCTTCGCGCCCTCAATTCCCCCTACAATATTGCCGTAGTTCGGTATTTCACCTGCCACGCCCTGATCCATATAAACGCCCGGATCAACGCGGAGCATCTTTTGCGCCATCATTACATCCTGAATTTGCTGCTGTGCGTTCGGATCGCCACTTGTTCTTAACTGCGTCAGCCTGTCAGCGATTTGCAAGGCAGCCGGAAGATTCCCGGC